TTAAACGTTCAATGTAAATGAAGCTTCTTTACCTGCTAACAGCGCTCTTGTAGCTTCTATGTTGTTCTCATATACATGTACATTACCTAGGAACAATGTTATTGACTTTAAAGGAACATCAATCTCTCTACTTATCAAATACAAATGATATATGTCTGAGGGAAGTCCTAAGCTCGCATCACTGCTCCTCTGGTAAGCTGTTAGCACTAATTTACCTTTATCAATCTGAAACTGTATAAGGCTTAAACATGGTTGCTGACTGCTCTCCGCGTTGTTAGCGCCTAGGAATAAGACATAGTTCTTGCTTGTGCGCTTTTCCATGTTTATGCGCTTAATAAGCGGCGGTAACTGCTCTAAGTAAGTAGGATAAGTGTTTATCATTATTGGTCCTACATAGTCCCACCAAGTAACACCAGCTTCTCTATAAGCTTCTGTCCGACGCTCACCGGCAATAAATAGCTGTAGCTCATCCTTAAGCTTCTTTCTTGGCATGTTGCGGCCTTCAAAAAGCTCTAGCAAATCTATAGGCTTAAGCTCTAGCACCTCGTTAGTAAGGTAGGTAATGTTACCTTTCTTGTTCTCTTGCACCTTGCCTTTTGCAAGGATTCTTTCTAGTTTTAAATGATATTTGTTCATAAATGTTATATTTGCAGATCTCACCGCGATTAAAATAAATAGCCCTAACGAGCAGGTAGACATTATGTCCTCTGCGCTCGTTAGGGCTATTTTAATAAGTGGTGAGACTCTTATTTTAGCAGGGGACTTTTTTTATCCCCTCATAATATCAATTACAAAGCCTCATAGTCAGCCTTTAATGCCGCAAACTCGCTTTGCAAAGCGGTGGTGTCTTCTACCATTCTAGCAGCTAGATCTAGCTCTATACTTAATTTTCTTAATCTAGATCGCAAAGCAAGTTTGTTATCGATGGCTTCTGCCTCATTGGCCAGTTCATTGTTTGCGGTAAACACTCCTGTTTGATCATCATATAGCAAGTATTCGTCTTTATCAAGTGCAGATTGTGCCTGGTCGTATTGCGCCTCGGTGATTACTTCAAAACCGCTGGGTATCTCGTCATCATTAGCAATAGTAATCAATGCAATGACTGTTGGTCCTGTTCTTTTTAGTAAGTATATCATGAGTGTAAGATGTTTATGTCAAAGGTGTATCTAAATGGTGTTCCCACATCTAGATTATGAACGTTAATAGTAATTTCATTTTGGTTTATTGCTGGTCCTAAAGAGGCGGTAGGCAAAACATCATAAGACAAAGCATCTACTCCTTGATTTATACCTGCCCTGTTTACAAGTGGTATAAATGGTAGGTATTTAGGCGGAACTGTAAATCTGAATAAAACTTTGCCTAATATGTCCATCCTATAAGCATTAATGATTTCTCCATAAAACACAATGGTTGTCGTGTTTTGTGAATTGCCATCATATATAAAAGAGGCGCGTCCTACTCTGGTAAGTTTAGTAAGCTCCTTTTGCTCAATCAATCTTTTAAAATCGCTTATAGGTGTTCCAGCGCCTGCCACAGGGCGCATAAACCTGCGTTCATAACCTGGCAATGGCGTGGGCTGCCCATTGTCATAAAACAAATCGGTTATCTCGCTTACAAGTTCAAGGTTGGGCTGCAATGCGCCTGCTTGTACTGGTAGCAGCTCGTTGTTAAAGATTACCCAGCCACCTGTTAAAGCTGCGCCTGTGTCTTCTACTCCTGCTATTATTACCATGTCGCCCAGTGCGGCTGCCATGCCTTCAAATGGTGTCCCATACGCTTGTTGTATGCGTCTTAGGCTCTCGTTGTCTAAAGGAAAGCCTGTATCTGATACTATTAATTGATCCATAATAATCTGTGGTTTTTACTGTCGTCTTTGTATTTGTTAACATGTGTGTTGATCAGCACATCTTGCCTTGTTTGCCCTACTGTTGTTGCTGCTCTTATGGCTAGGGGCAGGTAAACTATAAAGTTGATGGCCTGTAGTTCTACAGTAGATAGTTCTGTGAGATAAACTGGCTGATCATCTGCCGGCTCATATAGATAGACTGGTCGGTCATCGCCTGGCTCGTATAAATAGACCTGTTCTGGCGGTGCTACATTATCTATATAAATGCGTCTGGCAAAGGGATCAAATGCATCATTCAACACCTTTTCAATGCTTATTTTCCTGTAGTCATGCTCTAGGCTGTAATGTGCGCTTTCGCGAAAGCGTCTAAAATACAAGTCCAGCTCGGCAAGTCCTACCATAATGCTGCGCATAAATGAGCCTTGATTACCCGCTCGATGACCAGGCCTTATAAACTGCTCCCCAAGCTTTAAAAAGTCTGTGTTAAATAAAGGATTATTCATACGGAATGTAATTAATCACAAGCTCTGCCTCGTCGATAATGAAATAGCCGCTATCTGCCACACGCAACTGATCTATCACTCCTGCATTGGCTATGCCTGTGCTGTTGTATTGGTGTATGCCATATCTAGATGCTGCAAATCGCACTACTGGTATGCGCACGCCTTCTACGGTTTGCAGTGCATCTGTATGATAGGCGCGCACATAGCTGTCGTTAAAAGTGATGTCTTTTAAAAATTGCTCGGTAGCATCTATCACAGGTGTGTCATTGGTGCCGTCTAGTCGCTTACCGTCGGTGTCAAGCACTTGCGGATTAAAATAGATGTCCAGCTCTAGCTTAAGTAAATCACCGGGTCCAGTAGTGACTATCGTGTTTGTCCCTGCGGGTGTGTTCTCTGTGATAAATGCTTGTCCTGCTGCCAGCTGTTGGGGGGTAACTGCTACCAAAACACCATTGTTAAGGCCTGCCACTTTGCACCTCATGATGATCTGCCCTTGCTGTATGGTTCTGGTAATGGCGGCAAACTTAAACACGCGCATGGCCTCTACTTCAGCAGTGGTTCTGTTGCTGTTGTCATAATACCCATTGGCATCGGTCGTGGCGCCAAATTGAAACCTTAAGGCCTGCTCTTGATACCAACTGATCTTACTTACCCGCTGCGAGGCGATGCGTTCTTCTACACGCTTGTAAAACTCGTCCATCAACACTTCTAGAAAGTAAATGCAGGTAGCAACGGCATGTAATAGCTTGCGCCATTGTGCCACACGACTGTTGCTTGTGGGTGGCGTTTGCTGTAGCTCGTCTGTGGTGAGTGCTTCTAGGGGTGCGAGCTGTTGCGATGCGTTAAGGGCATCGACCAGCTGTTGTTGTATTTCTTCTAATGTTCTGGCCATTATTTGGTTAATTTGTTTTTAAAATAAAAATTTATACACCTTCATTACCCATGGATGCGTGGCGCACACTATGATTAAGGCTATACCAGCCATTAGGTAGGTGAAAAATTGTCGGTAATCTACCCTAAAATCTTTTACGTAATTTTCTAACATCACTTTTAAATCGTGCGTTGGTATGGCTAGATTGTTTCTTCGCTTTCGCGAAAGCGAGAATCTTAAGGGTGCAATTAATAAAAGTAAACCTATACGCTTATTATAGTGTATGGCCGGCACGCCTATATCCTTCATGATTTTTGCGAAAACCTTGTCTGCAAGTCTTAGGTTCTGAAAGGTGTAGGTAAAGTTTATCGCATCAAGATAGTCGTGAATGATTGCTGCGCGATCATATCTAAATTTATCAATCTTAAAAAGCTCTACATCACCACTAGCGCCATCATACTTACTAGGATTTTGCATGAAATAATAGCAAGCAGTTTGAAAAAGCTGCACTATTTCCTTATCAACATTAAAAGCTAAAGATTCCGTAAGTATTTTAAAATGCTGTTTTAAGAGTAGTTCATTATCTCTTAACTCCCAAAATGGGTGATTTTCGTACTCTTTTTTGTTTGTAAAAGAGCCAATAGAAATGCTTTTAAGTAGGGATAACAAGCCCATTATTTAAAATATAGATAGGTAGATAGATACTAAAACTGCACCGTATAATGCACCTAGCATCGTTGCCCACACATCTTGCCAATCAAAGAAATTGTTTTTAGTTGTATAAAGCCTTACTATTTCCCATGCACAAGCTACTAAAAAAGTAACTACAAAGGAAAATAAATAACCACTAAAATGCGTGTAAATACCATCGCCAGCAAACAAAAAAGTTGCTGCAATAAAGGTGAGAATGAATAAAAGTGCGCCACCTACTTGGTGTTTTACTTTGTCAATGTCTGTTAATTTTTGGAAAAAGTTTTTCATTGTTTTAGTTTTGATTGTTAGCTTCTTTCTTAGGTTTTAATGATTCTTGAAATTCTTTATCTGCTTTTACTTTAGCTTGATTAGCTTCAACTATTTTTCTAGCAATTTCTTTATCTGCTGCTAGTTGTTGTGCTTCTTTAAGTTTTAATTCTTTTTCAGCTTTTAATTTATCTTGCTCTTGCTTTTCTTTTAATAGCTGATAGTAAAAGTTTAAAGTTTTGTACTTTTTTTCAATCACTAGATAGTCATAAGTACCTTTAGTTTCATTAAACTTTTCTTTGTTGATGTTCTTTTGGTCAAAGTACAAAGTTTCTTTTGCTGTAAAAACACCCATGTTGTATCGGTATTCTGTCACATACCATACTGGTAATTTTTGCGGCACTTCTACTCTATAAAGTGTGTCTACTTTTGGAGCATACTTGTCTACTTTTTCTTTCTTTTTAAACCATTGTGCGTTTGCAGTGGTCATTGATGCTACTATTAATAGCATGGTAATAATTGTTGTTACTTTTTTCATTGTTTTTGTTTTTAAAATTATTGATTATTGATTATTGATTTACTACTGGTTCGGTGATTGGTTGTGGTGTTGAATCTGGAGTAGGTTCAAGAGGTTGTACATCTATCACCCAGTCTTGCGGTTGTGATCTATAAGCACATAGACCATCTTCATAAGTAATTACTTGAAATTCAAACAATAGTGATTGCGTTATAAGTGATGCAAATTCAGTTGAAAAACTTTCTGTTTTTTCAATGTCATTGTTTAAAAAAGTAAATAAACTATCTACTTCTATACTTGCATAAGGTGAGTTTCTTTCTTTAATGATTACTTTGTTACCATTAGCATCAAAGTAATAGTGTTGTAACATTGCGATAAAACGTTCGGCTCTTAATTCAAAAAAGAAACCTGTTACTTCTACATGTATTATGGCTTTTTTGCCATCTTCGCTATCATAAGGTAGCGGTATTAAACTTTTAATTCTTGCTATCATGTTTATTTATTTAATAGGCTAGTTGCCAGCCTGTTGATTTATATACGTAAACGCCCTCTGTTCCATCTGTTTGATACACGTGTAGTCCTGTTGCTGGTGCTGCAATAGCTGTTCTTTGTGTTTGTGTTAATCTTGGGAATGGTAAAGAACCTAATCTATTGCTAGATACTTCAAAGACACTTGATAGATCCGCTACCACACCACCCTTTCCTATAGAACACCTTTGGTCTCGTAAAAAAATATCTATTCCAGTTGCCCTTATTTTGATATAGGTGGTCATGTTTTAAATATGCCAGGTCATAACGGCCAAAGGGTTTCATAAACCACCAGAACATGGCAGGAACGCTGGATAGATCCCACATAAAGCCCTTTTCTATAAGCAACAGCCCTTGTGGCAGCTGTACCAGCACGTCGCGCATCAGCTCAAACCTGCGCCACTTGCTGCCATTAAAGGCATAGCGGTAAATAACAGGGTTAAACTCTTCGAGCTGTTGCCGGGCGGTGGTTATATGTATGGCTGTGTTATAGGTGTTCATGTTAATCTGTAGGGTAATTAGTTTGTACGTAATTGATGATGTAGCCTTTTAAGTCATTAAAGTAACACAAGGCAATAGCGTTAGTGGGTGGTGCGATTGTCATTGCTAAATTCATAGCAGTCCAGTAGTCGCCTTTGTTTTCGATTAACTCGAGCAAAGGCATGACGGTTACTTTTGTCTGCCCGTCTATTTCGTTTACCGTTGCAATAGGCTTACCTATTAACTCCTTGGTTATTTCAAATCGCATCGCGTCTGCATAGGCTTTGCCGTCTTGCTCTTTACGCTGCATAAATTCTCTGATAGCATTGTCGCGGGCTTGTTCTGAGGCAGCTTGCAACTGCTCTAGCGTGGCGCCTTCAATAAAGGTGCTGCCATTCCATATATTAATCAGGTGTACAGGCTGCTCGCTAGTTTCAATTATATACTCACCAGCACGAGGCTGGTAGTTTGCAACAGCCAGCCCAGCGATTAATCTATCATCTATATGTGATATAATATATCTCATCGCTTTAATTTTAATTGTACAAGATATATGCGCACAGGGTTTGCTACAGGGTCCGTTGCCCCATTGTTTACTTTAACTTCAAAAAAATAGTCATCTGTTAAGGTTATAGGGAAAGCTCCAGAAGTAGAAGTTACACCGGTGGCACTTAAATCATTGTTTGCAAATCCTCCGCGTCTTATAACAAGATTTGCCGCATCTATACTGATGTGAAATTGTGTAAATGGTGCAAATCTTGCAGAGGTAGAAATGGTGTTGTTGCTCACAAATGTCACGATGCTATTATCCCCACTATTTCTAAGGGTAATATTCATAGAGCAGGAAAAGGCGTGGTCTTTTTGAAATGCCACATGAAACTCCATCGCCTTATAACCAGCGAGCTTACCTATGTTAATAGATTTAAGTATACCCCCTGGAGCTTCAACTACCTGATTGTCTATTATTTCTAAATCACCTACCAGCAACTCCTCACGCCACACGCCCTCAAAGGCATAAAACCGCACCACGCCATCTGCGCGCAGTGCCCACCAGCCGTTTAGAGGTGTGGGTGCGGCGGTGTTTAGGGCGGCGAGATCTACATGTACGCCTTTATAGCGGTCAAAGGCATCGACATTGTCGTCGTGCTCTTGTGCGGTGAGGGGCGAGCCTTTTATTAATCTTCTAGTTACTGCCATTATTCATATATGTTTGGTTCAAAAACGCCTAGCACATAGACGCCATCAATATTATTTTCTCCTATCGCTGGTGTAAAACCTGTTGCAGGCACATAGCCTGTGCGACCATAGGTAAGAATCACATCTCTTGCAATCAAACCAACGGCAGTTTTTAATTCTGCGCCTGCATCAAGCGGCTGTGTAAGAGCTTGGTCATTTAACAATGCAATGGCTATTGCCTGTCGCGCATCACCTGCTACTTGCATGCTTACATCTAGCAAAGACTGATTATCTTGTACAATAACCATTGACTCTTTGATAGATTGCTGGTAGGTGGCAAATACAGGCACGTTATAGCTGCTTTCTATCGTTACCACCTCACTACCTGCAGCGAGTGTGTCGCTCAGTGATTGCTGGTTAGAAATAGACAGCTGCACGGCTGTTGCCACGTTACCATATTGGGCTAGCGCGATGTCTAGCCATGTTTGCTCTTCCTCTAGTGTCATGCGTGTTTTTTTCTATAGGAGTCAAACTCCGCTTTTAGCATGTTATATTTTTCCTTCCAGTTATCTATTTGCCTTTTCATTCCATCTATCATCCGCTGCATGGTTCTATACCTATCTTCGTTTTGCTCTTTAATAGATGCAATGCGGCGTTCATAATCTTCTTTTATATCTTCTAGCCTGCGCTTATAGTCTTCTTCTAGGTGCTGGTGTCTTTTCTCATATCTATTTTCTAGATCATCTAGCGCCTTGCGGTACTGCTCCATGATCTGATCACCATTGTCTAGCTTTAACTTGGCGAGCTCCGCATCTTTTAATTCCAGCTGTTTGTCCAGATCTTTTAGGTCGCGCTTTGATTTCATGTTTTGCAAAAAGGTGACTATCCCGCCTACTAGCAGTATCACAGCTTCGCCTATGTGGTCTTTTAACAGCTCCATCATTAATTCTCGTTTAATCTTATGTTATTCTTGTAATCTTCATAGTCCTTGCCATCGCGGGCTAGGTGTTTCTTAATGTGCTGCCGCACGCGTTGTGCGTCATACTTGCTCTTTAACATCGTGGTAAGCGCAGCGCCTATTATTGGGTCCTCTTTAAATTCGCCAGGGTGGCCTTCGAGTATCTCGCCCACCTCTTGCAGCTCACTAGGGCCTACAACAAAGTCCCCATTTTCTATCAGGTAGTTGCCGTCTTCATCTATAAGGTAGTCTGTGTTAGCCATGGCTTATGTTCTTGTTTTCTATGTTACTCAAATCTGCACGGGGCATGCTGGTAAATTGTGTTACTTGCGCCTTTAATGCTGCTCCACCGTCACTTGGCACGGGTGTCCATGCGCTAAAAACTTGCTGCATGCGTTGTAACAGCGCGGTGTTCTTATCGACTTGCTGCTTTAGCTCTTTGGCATTGACTATACCGCCAAAGGCATCGCCATTAATAGTCATTTTACCCTCGTTTAAATCGACTTTAAACCCTGTTTTATCGGTAATCTCTATTTGCTCAATCTCGGCTGCAGCTATCAGAATGGTGTCTACCACTTCTTTACCTATCAATGCGATCAAACACAAGGTATCTATGGCTGGTCTTATAAAAATCGCACCCATGCCCAGGCGTATGTCATAATGTTCTAGATCATCCACCAGATCTATCGCATCCATGGTTTTGGCTTCCCAGTCTACAGCGCTAACTTTCACGCGCCGTAAGGTCATAGGCACTGCTGCCTCGTTGCCTTCTTTCAATAGTGTTTTAAACACATCTATGTTATTGCCTCTTTCTTCTATCATTGTACCAATTCATCTAGGCCTATCTCGCGGCGGTTCTGTGGTGTGCTGTCAAATCGCACCGTGGTTTTATCGCAATAATACAAGCCAGCGCGCTCTGGGTAGAGATCGCTGGTTAGCTTCACTTTATAGCCGTGGCGCACCACAACATCTTGGTAGGTTTCAAAACTACCTACATAGCGGCTGCGGCTGTATTTGCGCAGGTCTTCTTGGGCGAGTTTCTCCAGCTCGCTCTTACTGGTGATGTTATAATGTGCCGTGCGTTGCTCGATGCCGTTTTCATCTCCTACGGTAACTTGAATTTTACTACCATTGCTCAGTGTGCTTACGGCTGTTAACTTAACGGGTGTTTTCTCGCGGTCCTCAAACTTTAGGCTGCTGTTGGTAGCAAGGTCTAGATTTATTGTTATTGGTGGCACGCCTGCATCGTCTGCATAGACTTCGCCCACAACCAGCTGGCCGTTGTCAAAATAGCTGTAAAGCTTTAACTTTTCCTGAAAGTACTCCAGCACTTTGGCAACGGTGGTGTCGTTAAATCGCACGGCACCTATGGTATAAGGCGCTACGGCTTTAATAGGCACGCTGGTAATGCTGGCAATAAAGTCAGGCAAATAGGTTTGTTTCCTGGTGGCGAGATGCACGGGCACGGTCTTCAACTTCCACATCTCGTCTTCACAGGTGATTGTGAGTGGCAGCTCGTCACTTACATTGGTTACATAGCCCACAAATTCCGTCGTAAATTGCATGTTAAAACCTAGCTTAATCACTACTCCAGCACCTACCGGGAAGATGTCGCGCACGCGCTCATTCTCTTTGAGTAGCGACTTTCGCGCAAGCGTTATGGTAGCCTTATCCGTAAGCATGCGCCAGCTGCTTTCTATCACCACGCTGTCGGGCATGGTAATGATGAGCGGGTCGCGCCCTGCTGCAGTAATGGTGATATGTGCGTTCATACTCTTAACCATTGCCTGTGCCTGTTTTAATTTCAAATGGTATGTGCGACTCTGCACGTATGGCAAAGGGAATGCGGTCGGGCTTACCCGGTAGCTGTGTAAATGCGATATCTGTAATTTCTAGCTCGGTAATGTCTAGGTCTTCAAAGCCCTTACCGCTTACCAGAATAGTGTCTGCAATGCGGTCCCACAGCATGAGCCTGCGCTTTTGTTCATGGGCGCTTGGGTCTTCGGTTCTGTCGGGGTCGTTGTAACATTCCCCGGTGATGTCTATGATAAAGCTGGTTGGCAAATACTGCTCAGTGATTTCTAGCACTCTTGTACGTCTTTTTGGCTTGCGCACGCTTAATATAGCGGTAAGTGGCAATAAGAAACTGTTATATCGCTTTCGCGAAAGCGTACCCTGATCATCATATACCAGGTAGTTACCAGCCTCAAAGGTGATAGCAAACTGCACCGGGCGGCCATAACGAGAGTAACGCGCCTCGCCGGTGCTGTCAAAAAGTTCGCTTTGCGATGTGCTGATTTGGTAATTCATTATGCTATTGATATTGCGCTGTCTCTTAATCTATCTACTACTACACCTATGATCTCGTCTGCCATGCGGGTAACGTCTGCACGCTTGCTATCGCCCGTGTTAAAGTAATTCTTGATGTCTAGCGTCATGTTAATCACACGCCCACCGCCACCATTACCGCCTATACCTAGGGGTGTGGTGTTGCTGCCATCACCGCCCAGTAAAGATTTTCCTTTTTTCCCTTCTTCCTCTGCTTTATTTTGTGCATCATATTCTTCTATAAAAAGTAGCTTGTTTGCTTCCTTTGAAAGTTGTTGATCAACGACACCTTGCATAAAGGCATCACCCATGCGACCAGCACGATCTGCCTCCACATCGCCTACATCTGCTACCTCGTCTTTAATGTTTTTTGCCCAGGCTTTAGCCGCTTCAACACCTGCGCTAAATCCATCGTTTTTAAACGCATCCCAAACGTTACCAGCTTCCATAAAGGCATTAATCACATCGCCTATTTCATTTTTTAAGGCAATAAAATCTGAAAATATAGAGCTAATCGCTTCAGAAAACATTCCTTTAAAACCTGCTAATAAATCCCTAGCACTATCAGAGATTGTCAATATACCATCTTGAAAACCAGTAAGTAAATTATACCACCATATTTTAATCTCATCCCACACAGCAGAAACTTCCTCCGCAAAAACCTTATAAGTTTCGCTTTCCAAAGCCTCTTTTTGCGCAATTCTAAGACGCTCATTCCTATCAGCTACATCGCTAAGCTTTTGTTCTAAGCGACTTAATTCTCTCTCAGCCTCACTCGTAGCGCTTCCAAAAATGCCCATAACTGTGGCAAAGCCACCAGCATCTTCACCCGCACCTCTAAACAAGTCTGCGGTAAGCTGGGCTTGTTGCTGCTGGTTCAGGCTGGTTTTGTCTGCTTCAGCGCCTACCATTTTTAAGGCCTCACGCACCGTGATAGAGCCTTCACGCACATTTTTAAACAGCCCGTCGGTAAACTTCTTACCAAAGGCATTTTCTAAGGCATCGCGCGAGCCTTGTGTTTGTTCCTCAATAGATAAACCAAACTCCTTCAGGGCATCTGGTAGCTTGTCAGACCACACGCCCGCGGCTTGCGAGTCGTTAATGACGTTTACAAACTCCTGCGCACTAAAGCCATACTTTTCAAATAGCTTTGGGTACTCGTTTATCGAGCTTTTAAACTCGTCGTTTGCACGGCCACCTTCTACCATGCCTCGGGTGTAAACGTCAAAGGCTTCTTGACTGCTGATACCAAAACCTTTTTGCAAGCTGGTAACTTGTCTTAAATGGTCTTGCCAGTCACCTCCAAAGGTGTCTTGCAGCGCCATAGCGCGCACACGCAAACCGCTCAATGCGCTGTCCTGGTCATTGGTAATGGCTTTTACTAAGATGTTAGCCTCTTTGGCTTCTTGATTAAATTCTACCCATTCCTTAGTGGCTAGTCCTATGGCCGCCAGTGCAGCAATAGCAGCCCCTATGGGCGTGGCTATAAAAGCCCATGCGGCCTTGGTTAAATTACCAAAGTTACTAGCGAGCCCGCTTATCGCACTGGCAGCTCCTGCAGCGTTACCAGAAAGCAGTGCCCCGTATAATTCTGCTACTTCACTACTGGCATTGCTTATCTCCCTACCCGCTTCTTTTGCACTTAAACCTATGTCATCAAGACCGCCTGTTTTGGGCGTCTCAATCTCATCAAGCATCTTCTTAAAGTCTTTTTGCAACTTTAAGACCTCGTCATCGATGCCCTCGACCTTTTTTGACATGAGGTCTTTGAGCTCCAATATCCATTCTGACTTCTGTTGTGACATCTATTGTGGTGCCTTTAGGGCTTGTAGTGTGATTAATAATTCTTTTATTCTGCGCTCCTCAATGTACATCGCCTCGTGATAGCGATGTGACCAGGTATGTGTGTCCATTTGCTCAGGGTCTAAAAAAGGAAACGCGCTTCTTATGAGCGCGTTTCCTTTACGCAGCTCTACGTCGAGCTCGTCACCCTTTAACTGAGCAGCGCTTAAACTTCCTTTAGGTCTGCAACCACAGGCTTGAACAAGCCGATCATTTTGTTAGCAATGCCCAGCTTGTACTCGTCGTCGTTTACTGTTACCTCGCTACCACCTAAACGGCAATCGCTCAATAACATCAACCCTGACTTTATAGGGTCCTCATTTAGAAATCTAAACGCATTCTGCACCTGGGGCAGGCTAGGCTTTTTGACGTAGGTAAGGTGTACCTTATTTTCGTCTTTCTTATCTGCCTGCTCAAAGGCAAACACGTTGCCGTGCTTATTTTTCCACACCGCGATTTGATCGCTAGTGGCTTTTCCTATGTACTCGCTTTTTGTTGTAGTTTCCATGTGTTATACGTTTTCTCTTATTTCTGTACACAATAGCGGGAAAGAGGTAATGATACCTTTTTGCCCTTGTGTGATTTCTTTACTAGCCCCAGTAAAACGGCAGCCCATAATGACGTCTGTCACCGTGCGCTCCTTGTACTGGTAGGTCACAATGATTTGAAAAGGGTCGATGTCGCGCAGCCTCTTGCCAGCTGGCAATAGCTCTCGCAGTTTCTGTACTTCTTCTTCATACAAGTCTATTGCTGCGGTAGGTAGCGCGTTGCCTCTACCATGGCCTATTGGATAGTCGCCAGCGCCATAAAGGTTCTCATCTTCATAGGTCTCGCCATATTGCACGCGGGACACGCCTACAAAGTCACGCCCTAAAGCGCGCACGGTTACATTGTTCCACCCGGCTATCTGGCCGAGGCTATTTACGATTACTGTGCTCATTAGCTTATAGATGTTGTGCCACCAAGATCGAAGTTAAATTCGAAAATGATGCCGTTATACTGAATTTTACCAGACACCTGCAACGGCGTCTCGTCTACCAGCGATTGTGCTGGGTTGATGTACACCACCGCACCGCTTATCTCCTCTGCAGTGATCATGTCCTGTAAAGGAACGAGTGCCAGCTGCTCGAGCTCTTTAACCTCGCTTTGCTTTATAAACCCTGTGGCTGGGTCTTTTAGCAAGTTGCGTTTAACGCGTGGCAATAATGCCTGGCGTATGCCTCTTGCTGCTTTGTTCCAAACGCGGTTGTTTTCAATGTAAGCATAGTCGCTGGTAGCGGCTGTACACACGGGGCTGTTGCTAAAGTAAAAGCCAACAAAGCCTGCATAGTTGCCCGCAAAGATGTAGCCTTTCTCGTTCAGCTCTGTGCGCTCTGCATTGGTGAGCGATGCAAAAGTTCTACCTGACTGTAGAGAAGTGTTTAACCACCTGCCTGTGTTCACATCGGTAAGCGAGAAGTAATTCAAGCCTTTTGCATATGCAGGCTTGTTGTTCACATCTACCGAGCCTAAGTTTTCATTAACACTACGTCTGCTCAATGCGCCCAGGGCACTACCTATGGCGGCATAGTTTGCAAATGCTGCATTAGATGCGGCAACGGTGGTGTCTTGTGCAATACACACAGCCACATTAGGTGCTGCAAGAGCGCGCAAGTCTGGGTAGGCGCTTATAGCGGTAGCATCGTCTATCATGTCGCTCTCGATGATCACCACGTCTATAAGCATTTTATCTGTTGCTAAAACATCTACCACCTTTGTTTGAAAATCTGCTACTTGTGTTGCAATAGCTACAGGTGTGATAATTACGTGATTTGCATAGGCTATCAGCTTAATGTCTGGAAATGTTCTCACCGCCTCGACTATCGTAGCATTGCGGGTAACGCCATCAGTAAAAAGCACATAAAGCTTGGCATCTGGATTGATTCTAAACACCTCGCTTATGTGGTGGTGTGCCAACAAGTTGTTGGTGTCGTCAAAGCTGGCATTAATGCCTAGCTGCTCTGCGGCTTTAAGGTCGATAACCTCTTTGGCTGTGCCTATGGCTAGATCTGTAGCAGGCACTGTGCTTTCAATGACAAGCAATGACACGTTGTCAAGATTTGCAGCCTTGCGGCCTAGCCCGCCATCGAGCTTGTTTATTGTTGTTCCGTTAAATGGATCCATGTTTTATGCTTCTTTGGTGATGTCTTCAGTTCGTGCTTCGATGGTGTCTAATACCGACACTCTAGGCTTGTTTTTGTCAAGCTCGGCCTGCTTGTATTGCTCGATCAAATCGAGGTCTTCGCAGTCAGTAATGAAATCGATGATTTCTTTAGCATTGGTAAGTAATGGTTTTACCTTTGTTTGATCTGCTGTTGCTTCCTGGTCTTCGCCTATCTCTTTGACAAGTTTATTGCCTAAAGTGTTGGAATGAAGTATAGCGTAATTTTTGCTAGTAAACACTTGCTCATCGCTGGTGATATATTTTTTTGTGCTCATAAAAATGGTCTTTTAATATTTGATTTAAAGAGCAAAAAAACCACTGCAATCAGCAGTAAGAAATTGCTCACTAATGATATGATCATGCCTACTTGATACAAGAATGGCACTTTGTCAACGGTTACTTCTTTTACTTCTTTTAATTCATCGATTCTAAACCGCTGGCTATCGATGATCTCACGCTGCATGGCAACAAGCTCTTCTAGCTCGTTGCAATGAGACGTGCCGGTGATTTGATTACCCTTTCGCGAAAGCGAAACACGAGACCTGCCACTAGGGCTTGTAAGTGTTATCGGGGTTTCATTTAACTTTTCTATGGGTGTGGTAAGCTTCACACTATCTGCAGCAATGCTTACCGTGTCATAATAGGTTTCATAACGTTTAGTGACAATAACACTATCTTTAATCACTCTATCGGTTGAAACCAGTCGCGGCTTTCTTGCGCCACAGCTGCTTAATATCAACACCAATAAAATGGATACCACTGCTCTCATATCTTTGATAGTTGAAAGTGCATGCCGTCTGGTCGTCGCCATTTACCGCCCCAGTCAAAGCCAGCATCGGTAAAACATGCGACAAGCTCTTTACTCATGGTGGGCTTTTTACCCAGCCCGTTGCGAGCTGCATTAATGTCTACGGCTATTGCCCAGGCATGTAAGGACCACGATTTTAAACCACGCTTGTTGCGGATGTTAAAACACCCGTCCCAACTCTCGACCTCGTCTTCTAGACCACGGTCTATAATATTCCTAAAGGCTTGCTCTAATGGTGCAACGATGTCTTTGTTGCAGTAAAGCCTGTTAGGCAGTGCTGGTATCGCTGCATTAATATCTGCAGGAATGTCCCAAAGTATCATGTGCTTACGCTCCATTGCTGGGGTAGGCTCTCCATACTTCTTGATACATTGTGCGCTTGTAACCATCTTGTTTTTGTGTTAATTGTTCACCCGTAGGTGAGCGAGCTGCCTGCAATAGGCGAGCCCGCCAACTACAACGTCATACGTTGTTATGAAGTAGCATCTACTATAGCCGCTTGTCCTAAATCTCGTAATGGTATGGCAAGGAACCAAAGACGGAAACCAAGCACAGTCTCTCTCATGGTCGGGTTGTCTGCCGCACGCTGGGTGTATGCAGTTACAGAACCACGGGCTTGTGCAGTCGTTCCGGTGTGGAACACGATAGAGGCTTCTAGACCCGCAGTCGCTGCGCCAAATGGTATCTTTACCTTGGTAGCGGCTACATATTTGGGGCTGTAGACATCTTCATACAACTCAAAACCACAGTAGCTTTTTGACAACAACCCATTGGTGTGGTTGTGCAGCTGCACTTGTAGTGCCTTGTCCTCCAGTAAGAGGTCAGCTAAATGCGTGGTGCTTAAGACCAAGATGCGGCCTGCAGCAGGTATCTTTAACTTGTCCATTTTGGTCTTTAAGTTGACCAAGTCTGCATAAATCAAACGTCTGCGACCAGCTACCAGCTCACCGCTAGTTTCTATAATAGGCGTGTTTGCAGTATTTTCAGCAGGTGCAAGTGAGTGTAATGCATGCTCTCTAGTGCGCTCTTCAAGAACCTCACGGTGCTGCATTTGCACGCTGCCTATCTTGTCATATGGCAAGCCATAAAGCTCGTCGTCGCTTACTTTGGTGTTTTCGGTATCGTACTTAAATAAGGAGATTGCTTGGCTCGCATCGGTGCGCTCGTTTACCGGAATGGGGTAAGTCGTGTTGTTAATTAACACGGCTGGGTCTGCGCCCATTTCGTTCAACCTTATGGTGTCGTTGTTCACCCAGTTGTTTTTGCTAGGGATGCGAGACAACCACGTTCCCTCATGGCGGAATTTCTTAATCAATTCGCGCTCGCGCAGCTCATTTTTTGCTACTGCAGCAACAGGTAAGATTTTCATAGGGACATCAAGTCCACTATCTGTTATTGCATTGGCCACAAAGCCAGTGTCGGGTAATGCCATGGCAAAAAGTGCCACGAGTGCCATAAATAGGCCTAATACTAATTTGAATGATTTTTTCATTGCTTTTCTCTTTTTTTAGTTTGTGTAATAAGCGTCAAGCAATGCCTGGGCTTTTTGTGGTTGGTCCTGCATATAGGCCTCAAATGCTTTTGCATCGTTTGCTTCTAGACAAGCCTCGTAAGATTCATATTTAAAATCTGCTCCCGCACCTGGAACACCTTGACTGCCTGTCTGCATCTGGGCAGAAATAGGTGTGATCTTTGGCAGTCCATCAACGATAGCCTTAACGCTGTCGATGTCGCTTTCTGCAAGTTTCTCATAGCTTGCACGCACTTCTGGAGTGATTTTCTTATCTAGCTCTGCTTGATCAAGCAGGGCTTTAATGCTCGCGGCTTTTTGCGATCTACTTTGCTGCTCTAGCTGTGCTTTTAGCGTCGCGGCAGTGTCTGCTGTGGTCTTAATTTCTGCAATCTTTGCAGTGATCTGTGACTCGGTAGCATCTTTAGGTAAGCCGATAGACACGGCTAGTACTTCCTGATTCATATTCTTGGGTTTAAAATTAGCTGTTGGTGCCGTGGCTTTTACCTGATAAGGCGAGCCCATGGCGGTAATCATTTGTGCGTCTTCGGTGGTGATCGTTTCTTCACCTTCTATGGCATCGGCAAATCCGTCTGCAAGGGCTTCTTTGGCCGTCATCCAGTGATCGCCATCGTTCCATAGAGCAATGATGTCCTCTTTGGTTTTGCCTGTTTTGGTGGCATAAACGCTCACATAGTCATCTTCTAATGCTTTGAGGAGCTTCAGCTGCTTGCTTACATTCTTAAAGGTGCCGGCATAGTAGCCTCGTGGCTCGTGTATCATCACCTGGCTATTCTTGCTCAGCTTATTTGGGAATGAGCAAAATATAAAAGACGCAGCACTGGCAACAATAGCGCCACCTATAATTGTAATGTCTTCAAAGTTATCTTGTAGAACGTTTACTATCTCATTTGCCTCGATACAGCTACCGCCCTCGCTATTAATGTAGACTTGGGCTGTGGTGTGTTTTTTACCCAGTGCTGCAATGTCAGCGCGCACTTGGCTGCTGTTCGCTTCGGACCAGTTAGATATTTGTCCAATAATAGAAATATGCGCAAGACCTTCTTTAGATACTGCTTCTATAGTGAGCGGTCTGCTGCTCGCTGCTGTTGCCCATATGTTCTTGTTTGTGTTCAAATAAACCTGTTTTAAATGATGCCTTTTGCGGCGTTTGTGGTGACAAATATGCGGGGCTTTTTGAGCTTAAAAAAATAAGGCTTCCAAGCTTGTAGCTATTTGATACAAACCTTGTAACGATTTGATACAAGCATGGATAGGCTATTTTTTAAAAAGGTTAATTCAGGTCAAATTTGCCATGTAATTAAAGATTTATGGCCAAGACAACAGAGCGCCGAGCCGCTAAAGAATTCTACATGCAATTCAAGGAGCAGAAGGAGATTGCCTCCTTACTCAACGTGAGCGAAAAGACCATCACCGAGTGGGTGAGCAAGTACGGCTGGAAGGCAGAACGCGAGGCACGCATCAATGGATCGCGGAACCAAATCAACGCCCTTAAAGACGTGATAGGCAAGCTCACGCAGCAACGCCTAGACCTGTTTGATAAGGCAAAAAAGGCAGAGCAAGACGGTGACAAAGAAGAGAGCCTGTCGCTAAGCAAGCAAGCCGCGAGCATTGCAGACGAGATAAGCAAATACAACAAGACCCTCGAGAACCTCGACGAGCGCCACCGGGTGAGTCTGGGTGTTTACCTCGACGTGATGGACGACATCTTTAATGCCTTACACAAACAAGAGCCTAAGCTCTTTGCCCAGCTCATCGAGTTTCAAGAGCAACACCTTTCTAACATTTCAAGCAAGTACAAGTAATGAGCCGTAAAATCACCATTAAAGAGCGTTTAAACCTTTATTTATGGGCGTTTAAAAACATGACCCGCAAACCCTTTGACATCGTCTCGCGCTGCCTCACACTACCGTTGTGCCTGTGCTATGGCTTGTTCTGGGCACTGGCACTAATCGTTAAGATGTTCACGATCATTCTGTCGCTATCCTACCACCGTGCTGGCATTCCGCAATGGCAACTAGAGATAGGGCGTGTGTTTCTCATTCACGGTGCTAACCTGCAAGTGGGGCAGCCGGTGCGGTTCAAAAAGACCGTAACTGGTAAGGTGTTCACAAAATATGTGCAGAATTTGCACTACGATTTCAGGAACAACAAGATTAATACCACGTATCAGGACAAGCCGTTAAAAGGCATAAGCGACCGTTTTATTAAATGAGGCAAGCCGACAAAATAGCGTTAAACAGGTACCGCGAGAAGCTGCGCCTTGTCGCTAGTAGCGGCATGGTCAACGCGTCTGAAAGCAAGACCGAAAAGACCGACCGCATCGCGCGGCTTAAAAAGGACCCGAAAGCCTTTGTGGAGTATTACTTCCCGCACTATGCGACGGTGGAGAGTGCACCTTTTCATATCGCTTTCGCGAAAGCGGTACTTAAAGACCCCACAGGTAAGCACTTTGCCGAGTGGGGACGCGCCCTGGCAAAGTCGGTGTGGTGTGATGTGATTCTACCCTTCTACCTGTGGGCAAATGGGGAGTGTAACTATGTGGTGCTTATCGGTAACAACCTCGATAAAGCACGTACATTACTAGAAGACTTGCAGGCAGAGCTTGAAGCCAATCCGCGCATTATTGCCGACTACGGCGAGCAAAAGCTCGACGGCCAGTGGGAAGCGGGTAACTTTAGAACACGCGGCGGACTTATAGGTAAATCGCTTGGGATGGGGCAAAGTGTCCGTGGACTGCGTGTCCAGGCACAAAGACCAGACATCGTGATACTGGATGACGTAGAGACCAAGGATCTGGTTAAGAACCCCAAGCGCCAAGACGAGATTGTGCGGTGGGTAGAACGTGATTTATTACCTACTATGGACGGTCCCCGACGTCGCATGCTTTATGCAAACAACCGTTTTGCACCCCGCATGATTCAGACAGAACTACAGAAACGCCACCCCAAGTGGAAAGTGCATCGGGTGAATGCGTATGATCCTGTAACCTATGCGCCTACATGGGCATCAAAATATGATGCCGACTACTTTAGGCTGGTCGAGCAAGAGATAGGCATTCTAGCGGCTAAGGCAGAGTATAACAATGAGCCACATGTGGAAGGTAAAATCTTTACCAACGAGCAAATACAATGGGGAAAGCGACCAGCCATGAACCATTTTGAAGTGATTTGCGGGCATTGGGATATTGCCTATGCCGGCACACCCACAGCCGACTTTAACGCCGTAAAGGTGTGGGGCTTGCATGGTACCAACTTCTGGAACTTAAACAACTATGTAAAGCGCAGCAAGATGCGCGCAGCCCTTTACTGGATGTGCGATGTTCAAAAGAACCTACCCGCCACGGTAAGCATACACTGGCGCTATGAGTCGCAGTTCTGGAATGAAGAAGTTGACCGCACCATACGCGAGGTAGAGCAAGAGCAAGGCATTAGCCTTAACCTTATTAAAGTAGACACGCCCAGAACCAAGAAGTATGACCGCATCCTGATGCAGCAAGTATATTACCAAAATGGGCGCTGCTTTTATGACGAGGCATTGAAAGCCCACAACGACACGCAAGAAGGCATTGCTCAACTGCTAGGCATTGAACCGGGCTACAACACACCAGACGACGGCCCCGATGCAGATCAGCAAGCCATCGAGTATTTAAGCAGGCACATCAGGCAGGGCAATAACAACACAATAAGAATGGGCAGTTACCCAACAAAACGACGATTCTAATGGCATTTACATTTATCACACAGGCAGACTTAGAGACAGTCGCTCTCGAAAAGATTCTCACCGAGCGCAGCGAGGAGAACATCCCCGCAATACTTGAAGCATTAGAGCTTCAGAACATAAGCCTTATACGCAGCAAGCTGCAAGGCCGCTATGACATAGACGCGATTTTTGCCGCGACAGGCTTTGCGCGGCATTATTTAATCGTCAAGATTTTGAGCAAGCTCATCGTGTTTGACTATGTGCGTCGCAATGCCTATCGCAAGGTGCCAGAAGACTATGCCCGTGAGCGCGACTGGGCGATGAGCCAGCTAGAGAAACTAGCCAGCGGTACCATGGTCGCAGACGGCCTGCCTGTGCCCGCAGAAGGTGGCAATTTAATCAAAGGTAACATTACTAATTCAGACTGGATGATATGAGCTTAATAGACCGCATTTTTAACCCGTCACGCTTTCGCGAAAGCGTTGTAAAAAGCCTGAGTGACGACCAGGTAAGGTTGGAATATGTAAACAGACACCAAGCGCGTGCAGGTGGTTCAACTAAAACATTGAGCACCCAAATTAAAGGCAATGCCTTGCTGTTTACACCGAAGACAATAAGCGACTGGAACAGCGCCTTGCAAACTGCCACCGACCCCGACACGCCCAACTTGCAGTACCTTGCCGAGCTGTACAACAACCTGCTGCTAGACAGTCACACGCGCGCGGTGATGGAGACCCGTGTGATGCGTGTTACACGGTCTAAAATAAAGGTAGTCGATGCCAATGGCAACGAGAACGAAGATCTGACCAAGCTCTTACAACGCCCTTGGTTTGCCGACTTCTGTAAGGCGGTCGTGATGCACCAGTTTACCGGTGTGAAGGTGCTAGAGCTGGCAGAACTGGACGAGGCGCTCGAGCTTAAAAAAATAGTAGACATTCCCATGGCGCATTTAATTCCTAAAAAGGGAATGATTGCCCGGGAGCTGGGAGACACCACAGGGTTTGACTACCGCAAAGGCGGCATTGCTAGATATTACCTGCAAATAGGTGAGGACAACGAGATAGGCGAATTGAGCAATCTCGCACCATTGATACTTGCCAAAAAGTTGAGCATGGGTAGCTGGTTGAATTATGTTGAGAAATATGGCGTTGACCCGCGTGTAGCGTACACCAACAACTACACCAAAGAGCGTGAGGACTTGCTCTATGATGCACTCATCAATCTCAAGTCACACGACGTGATGGTGCTGCGTGAAGGCGAGCGTGTAGAAGCGCTGGAAAGCACCGACCGCGATGCTTACCAAATTTACAAGGAGCTTATCGCTATCATTAACGACGAGTTGAGCAAGGCGATTCTAGGCCAAGCCGGAACGGTAGATGCCAAAGAAAAGACAGGCACCTTTGGCAGCATGAGTGTCATGCAAGAAGTGAGTGAAGACCGGCACGAAACCGACCGCATGCTTGTGCAGCATGTGATTAACAAGCAGCTGTTCCCGCAACTGGCATTAATAAGTAGTGCCTACAGCGCATTTGCGACCCACTCGGTGGTGTGGGACGACAGCGAGGAGTTGTCGCCTAACCAAGTGGGCACCCTTGCCGTGCAGCTCGCACAAGCAGGTTTTGAACTCGACACCGACGAGTTGAGCGAACGCCTGGGCATTACCATTACCGGTTACCGCAGTGCGATGCCTGGCGTGGTGCCGGGAAAGAATAGCCCCAATGCCATCGCGGCAGAAATTGCCGCCTACTATGAGGCGCAAGGCATTGGGAGTAGCGCTACAGAACCACAGGCAGCAGACCTTAAGAAATGGCGCGCGGTGGTGCTTGCCATCGCTAGACAGCTGTATGATGGAACCATTAAAGCCAGCGATTTAAACGAGGACTTGATCATGCTTATTTATGCCGAGCTAGACGGTGCAGCTCTTGATGGTCTGGGTGATGATTATGACCTCGAGGACGAAGACGTGCCCGATGATAAGAAGGCAACCGCCAGACGTGTGCGTAACAACGTGTACCGCTTCTCTGCTGCCAAAACATACGCCCAACAAGTAGAGCTCACCGCGAGGTTGCTCGATGAGAACGGCCAGTTGCGCTCGTGGGCAGAATTTAAAAAAGAAGCCGAGAAGGTGAATGAAACCTTTAACCGCAATTACCTGCAGGCAGAATTTCAAACTGCCCGACGTAGCGCGCAAGCCATCAGACAATGGGAGAGCTTTCAAGAAAATGCCGATCTCTTTCCGAATTTGGAATATAGAACCGTGGGCGACTCGCGCGTGCGTGATGATCATGATGCCCTGGAAGGAACGGTGAAACCCCTGAATGATGCCTTTTGGGATAAGTGGTACCCGCCTAATGGTTTCCGTTGCCGGTGCAGTGTGCGGCAAACAGATAAGGCCGTTACTGGTGGCACCGTGACCATTAACCCCGACAAAGGCTTTAGCCAGCATGTGGGTAAAACATTGAAGCCCTTTGACGATGCACACCCGGTGTTTGTCAACTTACCCAGAGAGGTAAGCGACGACATAGACGATAAATGGAACAAGCTTAATGAAGAATGATGCTCCCAATTTTAAAAAGATTGCAAACGGCATTCTTGCTGACTTACCTCGCTATGCCAGTGTCACGGCGCTCAACTTCTTTCAAGAAAGCTTTGTCAAGCAAGGATGGGACGATGGGACCTTTACTGCATGGCCAGCTCGTAAGGGTGGAACAGATAGCGGGCGTGCCGTGCTTACCGACACCAGCTATTTACAGAATGAGCTGCGCATTGCGCAAGCAGCAAAACGAGTCGTGCGCATTGTTAACGACGCCCCCTATGCAAGTATTCACAATAACGGAGGGACGGTCACCATCCCTATCACCGATAAGATGCGCAAGTATTTCTGGGCGAAATTTAAGGAGACAGGCGAGAACCGATACAAAGCGATGGCGCTGACAAAGAAACGCGCCTTTACCTTTGTGATGCCCCAAAGGCAATTTATGGGGAATAGCCGCACGCTGTTAACGCAGCTAGATAAATGGCTTTTAAACGAGCTTCAAAGACGATTTAAACGAGGATAAAACAATGGCAGACATACAATCATTTGACGAGCTTTATAACGACTTGTGCCAGCACATGGCGACACAGCTACCCCATATCAATCACCAGGACCTGTACCACGAGCAAGTCAACTTTTTAGATACAGAACACCCTTGGGAAGCACCCGCCTTGTTTTACGACTTTAGAGGCGTGCCTACCGGTGATCTGGGCGAGCTTGCCCAAGAGCTGGATTTGCAAGTCGATGTGTATTTGTTTTACGAAACATTCCTGGACACGGCTTACCAATCGCACAACAGCCAGCAAGCGATTGACTACCTGAAGGACTTGACCACCATAAACGCCGCCTTACACGGTTATAGCAGTGCGGCTGTGGACAACATGCGCAGGGTGGCCTTTGGGCGGGTAAATACAGGTGGTGCGGGTAACCTTTACCGTGTAACCTTTACAGCACACACACGCGACCACAGCGCGGTAAAAGGCTATAATGGCGAGACGCCTGGTGAGCTTGCTATTAGTGATTTTATGATCTAGCTACTCGTAGCCATTGCGGTAAAAGACGATGTGTTCTATGGTAATGGCAGAGAGCCAGTACTGGCGGGCGAGTGTTTGTAGGACCCACTCGCGGGTGTATTTGCGCACGCCATGCTCGCGGCGGCTCTCAAGGTCGGCAAATCGTTTGCGTATCTCCTCGCTGCGCATCTTCTTACGCTGGCTGCTACTAAGCTGGTGGTACTCCATAAAAAAAGCGTGTTAACAAATGTAACACGCTTTTTAACAAATCGCTAGTCCAGACCTAGCGCGGTTTTTAACAGGTTATTCAACTAGTCCAAGCGTTGCTGGTTGCGATTGTTGTTGTTATAGCCGTAACTACCATTGAGCTTGCGCAGCTCGTTAATGGTGATCTCTTGATACTTGATGATTTCGTTGATGCGCAACATCCATGCGCCGAGCAAGCGCATTGCAAAAATGAAAGCTACTAAAAAAACGAGTGCTCCAAATAGGTAAGCCATAATGAAAAAATTAAAGTTTAAGTTATTGTTTTAAAGGGTTAATGTACACAGCTACCTGCTCTTTAGTGGGTAGCATTTCTTTGAGCATTTCGAGTGCTACCGCGTTTTGGTGCGGGTCGTGGCAGTCGGGGTCTTGTTGTTGTATAAGGCCTATAAGCACGTGCATGCGTGTCACCACATCTTCGCTAGGGTCATGCGGGGCAAAGTTACTCTTTGTAACGATGTTGCCCTCTTTGTCTAGTACCATGCTCATAGCGCTAGTGTTGTTTGGTTATGTACACCCTGACGTGATTTTATTAGGTCTAAGCCTAGGTCGTTAACAAACCACGTAGTAGGCTTGCCGAATAGGCAAAGCTTTACAGCGTTCTCGCTCACGGCGTTTATTTGCTTTGCGATTTTTGAGTTGTTACTGGCTATTTTATAAGCTGCTCGCAAGTCGGTAAGCGCGTACAATGTACAACCTTTTATAAAAACACGGCTCACTTTAACGCCATTTTCCATGACAAAGCTGTACGGAACATCTCGTGCATCGAGCACCTCGCTGTCGTTAAGCTGCGATTTAAGTAGGCGCACATTGTTTTTAGATTGCAATGCTTTGTCTATGCGCTGGTGAAACACCTCACGGTACACGTTAAAGACTTCTTTTACCTTGCGGGCAATTAAGTATTCCATAACATTTAATGAAATAAACACGTTTGACCTAACACCATTTTTTAAGTCTTTTATTTTTAGAACCTTGCCATTTTGGAAAGCTTGATATTCTTCTCCTTCCATAAATTCTCTTTGCAAAATTCTCATTGCATCTTTTTTCTGTGAGTACGCTAAAGGCCAAACATCGTCCAGATTTATAGGAAAGTCCGCACTAGTGTTTTGTTTTAAGGCAAAAACAGTTAAAAAATAGTTGCGCACTTCTTCAGATGTGGCGCTTTTAGATAATTGCTGGTTTAGAGTCGCAGCTTGACTATAATTTACCTTTGACATATCGGTATAATTAAACGCACGTAGCCTTACGTTAGGTGTGTCAAACAGTCTAAGACTGGATTTTCCTGCTTTCGCTTTGAATGCTCAAAAATATGAACAACCGGAACACCGTAGTAAGGCTACGCTATAATTAAAAATAAAGTTCTAAGATTTCTCTCAGACTGTTTGACATGGCAAATATACAAACTTTTTGAGATGTGCAAATTTTATTTTTAAAAACAGCAAGTTTTTTTTGTTGCCTTACAGTAATTTAGCGTGATTTTTAACTAGGTAGTCGCCTATCTCTCGCATGGAGTGGGCGATTTCTGTTACTGATAGGTGTGAGGTTTCGTATAGCTCTATGGCTTTTTGGGTGTTGTTAAAATCACCCTGTTGCCATTGCACGACAATCATGTTAGTTGTGTCTGTGATGATGTGATAGCCTTTTGTCTCGCTGGGCTTCACGATAAATCTATTGTTGCTCATAATGTCTTTTGTGCTATTAAAAATAGTAATAATAGTGTCTTCATAAAACTTGCGCTTTGGGCTGTTGCTATAAGAGGTAGCATCTTTAAAGCCTAGCATTTTAGCGATGTCGGCATTAGTAATACCTAGTGCATCGCGCACGTCTTTTATTTTAATCGCCATATCACCCATTTTTGAAATTCTTTGAAAGGTTTATATTTGCATCCCATAGTTAACGTTTAGATGTTTCCTATTGTTTGAAAAAAATAGCCCCATGTTGTCGCATGGGGCTATTTGATTTTAATAAGCAGCGATAACATTAAGAATGTGCGCATCTTTGTAATCATCTAAATCTTCTTGATCCACCATATAGTACTTGTAGTCAACAAAATCAAAATCATTTGGATAATTTGGGTCAAAAACTTCGTTACCTGCAGCATTTAATACGATGCCATCTTCTTGTGGGTAAAAGTCATCGTCTTCTAGTGTTTGCACTTTGTTGTAAAGGTCCTCAAGTGAATCTACAGTGTCAAGGACTTGTACACCTTTGTTACCGATAGTTTGGTAAGCTCTTACGTTTTCTTTGGTTTGTTTGATTAAAAATTTCATAATTTAAGATTAAAATGTTATTACTTATTGTTTGATGAGACAAATATACGTCATTACTTAGTTTGCTACCAAATAAAACCACGTAATTACGTGGTTTTATTTTAAACTTTAACATTTAAGACGGTTTTACTGGTGTTTCAAGCCCATAAAAAAACCATTTTGTTGACGTCAACAAAATGGTTTATGGTCTAAGAGCTTTACAGCTGGTGGCGTTTTGTGAACCACCTCCTGATCACATAGCCACGGGCGATGCTTATGGCGGTGTAGAAGATGGTAACAGCGAGGTTCTGACCACCGCTAGAGTTAATACCTACCAGCGGGAACACCGCAAAGGTGGCAGCTAGTGAAATGGAGAAACCCACAGCTGTGTTTGTGAGCGATTCTATAAATGATTGTTTTTTTGTTTGCATGATTTTAGGGATGTGATTGTTTTTATGTTAATTATAAATACATGGTGTCCACCCGATGATGATGCTGGGCTTGTCTTCGTCTACAAAGGACTTGAACCAGTCCTTAAAGACTTCCGGTGTGAGGCCGTCGTTTATTGCCACCAGTTCTAGCGGGTAAGGCTTGTCATTAATTAGCAGTGTGTCCTCTTTCAGCTTGCTAAAGGTAATGGGCAGATACCACAGCTGTTGTGCGTCGCCTGTTTGTGCCTGGTACTGTTTTGAAACATAGGGCTGATCAGACCAAAGCGATAGCTTATAGATAGAACCTGGCGCGGCATGCGCAGCATTAATGCGCTGCGACCAGTAGTCGTAGCTGGCTCTTATCGTGTGTGTTTTTGACCCACTTACTATTTTATTTTCAAATAATGTAGGCTCACCGGCAAAGCCACTAGCCTTAGCATAATAGCTCATAAATGGTATGTTGACTATTTTGGTTTTGTTTTTCATTTTTTTGCTTCATTTTTATGTAATAATGTGAGTTTATTACAGATTTGTGTAATAATTAAAATTTAACAAGATGCGTATATATACGAGTTACATAGCAAGTTGGCTTAAAATTCAAACCTTTCTCGAGAACTAGGAGCTGGACCAAAATAGATCACCACTTTCAAGAACTTGTATTGCCAACCTGCAAGTAACAATGCATAACAACAATAACTACTTATCGTTTTCTTTTAAATATTTTTCTACAACTTTTTCAGGGTTGTCTACAAGCTCAAATATATCTTCAATATTATCTGGCATCCATTCTAAAAAATCTACAATTATTTCTTTCATTTTTACTTATTTAGTTATTAATATTCCGTTACTGTTGTTATGCTTTTCCGTTATGCAAGATCTAACGACAATTGGACAATTGGGTTTTTATTCATGTTTAAATGTTGTTTAAAGGGTGTTTAACTATTCATCTGTCCAGCGTTGCTGGTTTAAAAAGGTGTCGGGATAGGCTTTTGCGGTGCCGTTGATCTTTAGCTTGTAGTTGTAGCGCTTGATGTAGCGCAAGGCTGCAATCTTGTCCACCTCTTTCATTTTGTCCCAAATGGCCTTGGTTACTTTGCGCTTTTCTTTTTTATCGTATGCATCCCAAAAGGTATTGAAAGAAAGATCTGGCGCGCCATAGGTAAGAGTAAAGTTCTTGTGCTTTGAATACACCTCTTTAAGACGCTGCTCATTATAAGGAAAGTGATTCTCGGTAAACAGCCACTTGATCTGTCCTTCAGTTAGTGCGCCTTCTAAGAATTCAAAGCTGGTTAAATTACCTGCAAGGTCATAAGTAAACTTCCAGGTAATGTGCGCATGTGGTGCTGTTATGGTGTACGTCTTGCCTGCCATTACATTCGGTTAAAAGGTGATTCTAGTTCTTTTTTAATGGCTCTTATCTTTTCTGCATACACTACCTCTCCTAGTTCTGCCCTGCAAGCTGCAACACTTTGAAACCCCTCTCTATTTGCAAGTATTTCTCCTGGAGATTTTCCTTGTGCGTCAGTAGCTTTTGGTTTTCCAACCGCTTTAAAGCGTGGTTGTGGTTCTGGCAGTTGAAAGAAGTCTGGCGCAGCGCTGGCATTTGCTTGTTTGTGCGCTTGCAATAGTGTTTTTGCACCATTAATTACTGTGTCGCTTAGGCCTTTAACCGCATTGGCGGTAGACACTTCTATTTTGCCTTCTTTTAACTGGTTAATCGTGTCAAATAACACGCTGTTGAGATCATTAAGATTGTTCATTTTTTATTTGTTTTTTGAGTTTATTAAAAAGTTTTACTGCAGTTTTAAGCGATTCTGGCCGCTGGTGAATTTCTTTTACAATACGCGCTTGTGCTTCGGCCCTGGTGATCAGCTCGAGGTTGTTGCAGTCGGGCCCGCTGTTTAATGAGTTGCCGTCTTTGTGCCACACCACATGACCAGCAGGCGGTTTACCGTGTTTAAGCTTCCACCAGTAAGGTGCGGCCGGTATAAATTTTCCTTTGATTTTAATATACAAGCGGCCTTTCCATGCTTTTAAGCTGCCATTAGGCGATACAAATGCTTCCCACCTCTTTATGTTGGCCTTGCGATAAACACCTTTTTTTATATAGCCATTGCGTATGCGTTTAAATCCTTCTGGTGTTCTGGTAAGGCCTAGCAGGACAAGCTTCTTTTCTATTTGTTTTGGTTTGAACTTGCGGCCAAACTTGGCGGTCAAGTGATCTGCCATGGCTTGATTGCCTATGTAGTCATAATGATCTATCAGGCATTGCTCTTCATCTTCAGTCCACTGCTGTATGTTAAAGCGTTTAAAACCGTGCTGGTACATTGCCGTTCTGAAAGTCGTGAAACCCACACGTTGGTCTGGCACTAAAAGTTCGTAAATCTTCTCATTAGAATAATGGTGGTAATACAAATGCAACCAATTTATTTGTTCCTGTGTTAAATCATATGCCATGTTATGCCATTTTTTCGTTAAGTTGATTTGCTATAATGTGCGCGACATTGCCTTCATAAGCCTCTAGTTGCATCATGTGGTGGCGCAGGTACTTTTCTAGTGCCCAGGCTTCATGCAGAGACATGTTCATGCCATATTCTTTCTGCTTGTGGTCTTTTGAAAGCATGTTGTCTGCTTGTTGTTGTAGCTTTCGCGAAAGCGGATATAAAATAGACACATACACACGCATTTGCAGCGGTGCGCTTACCGGTACAAACAATTTGACAGGATCGACGATGTTTGATAGCGTGATGTAAGCAGATGGGCGGGCTTTTATTTTAATTTTCATAGTGAAGATTTGCGGTGATATAAATGATTTCTAACGGCACTAAATCGGTGCGTTTGATGTTTGTATCGCTTGCGATTTCTTTAATGCGCAGGGAGATGTTGCTGACTTCCCAAGCGATCATGTGTTCCTGTTGATGAGATAGATTATAAGCATCTCGCAACATATAGTGCATCAATGCGCGGCGTTGTTGCTTTAGTGATTTTATGTGCTCGCGATAAGTCATCTCTTTATGATGAATAAGTAAACCATTTCGTATATGAAGAAAGGAAGGCCTATCAATAAGAAAAAACAAGCTGCAAAAATGCGCTTATACAATGGGTCTTGGTATTCACAGTCAACTGATTTTTGATAGGACCAGATGACATGTGCAAAACAGGCATTGACACCAAAATAGATCAGTGATAAAATAATAATAGCTAGATTCATGATAATTTAATTTTAACAGTTAGTTTCTGGTTGAGTTAATAAGGTGTTGCAAGCGGTGCAATAATGCGCTGTAGTCTCGCAGCATAACACCGAATTTATGACTTTGATAATGCGATTTTCTGCTGGGTGTGTACATTCTATCATTTGCCAAACTTTTTGACAGTCATAGATTCTAGCGCATTTATAATGGTCGTCACCTCATGAGCGGTCATTTTGCGCAGTGGTTTGCGCACAGGTGCTCTATCACTTCGCAACCAGTTACCAAATCGCTCGAGGTCGGCAGTGCGGTTATATTTAGGGTGTGGTAAGCTCCATCCCATTGTAATAAGTGTTGCTAGTACTTTCATGTGCTGCTGCTTGGACTTGTCAAAAGATGCGTACTTCATGGCATCACTTTTAAAGCTGTTGTGATGCTGTGGCACACCTAGACGTTGTAGAATAGTATTTGCCTGTGCAAAGGAAAGATCGTTTGTGCTGGTTTTACTGTTATCATCGCAAGCCCATTGCACTAGCTCTTCTTTAATGTCTCTAGTGGGCGCGTTAATGTGAATCAGCTGTTTTTGTTTGGGAGTTGCGTTCATGATAGCTCATTTAGTAATTCGTTAAGCAGCTCGCTTGCCTGTTCACAACGTTGTTCCCATTGCTCTCTTTTAAGCTGTGATGACGCGTTGCCATAACCGTTAAGTGTAGCTTTTGCATTTGTTTTGCAGCGTTTAATATACTGCTCAAAAGCAGCGATTATGATCTCTGTTTTATCTTCAGTGTCTATAATTTCTCTGATAGTTGCACTCATTGTTATGCGTTTTTTAAGTTAATGCTGTAAGGTATTTTCATTATATGTTTAACCTTATTACAGTCAAACTTGTGTGTTACCACTCTGTCAGCATAAATTTTTACGCCCGAAACACCTAAGCATTCCTGACACACTTTAGTTACATAATCAAACTCGGGATTCTTCCAAGTGGAAACTGGCGCTACAGCTGTCTCTACTATTTCTTTGCAGTGAGGGCAAAACATTTCAATTACTGCTTTACCTTTTACCTTTCTATCAGCTATAAAATCTTTAATTTCTTGCTTATACTTTAATTGTTGCTTAATGTTCATCTTGTTGTAGTTAAGTAGTTGTGTATAAATTCCTATCGCCAGCCCTTCCCTATGAGAAGGGCGTTTGATAGTATATGATGACTATTCATCTTTTGTGAGCCTTGAAGATCTGGTAACGCGATCATGTTTCCATTTCCATCCGTGCGAGCGTAGTTCTTGCTCCCTTTTGCGCTGTGTTTCAATGCAGGCTTTGGCTTTTTTAAGCAAATATTCTGGATTGTTCGCCATCGCAATACGATGTGGAAACTCTGGCGGCTCTATCTCGTCAATTTTCTTGTGCCTGTTGTCGCTCATGGTGCAAGTGTGTATTAAAAGTTCCAGCTTCAATGTTGCTTAGTTCTACTGTTGCTATCCAGCGGCCTTCCATGTCTTTTATGACAGATTTACCATTCACATGGTAGGTGTCGTCGTTGATTCTCTTGATGGTTACAGACATGGCTACAAGCTTGAAAAGTTAAGCGATAGCGATTCCCACTTACCATCTGCACCTACTACTTTAAACTCGTAGCCATAGCCTTTTAGGTGGTTTGAGAATGACTCACGAATTAGTTTAAGACCTTCTATCCATCGAGGGTCGGTAAACTTGTCCTCATGTTTCAACAAGTTCATGACCTCGCTATATTCTAGGTCATTATTTTCATTTCGAGCGATTAGCGATATAAGAATCTCATAAAGCTTTTGGTCTCTTTTTTTTACCGTGTCGCCTAGAAAGTCTTTAATCAGCTCCATAGCCTTTTCGCTGCGCTCATCCCAGCAAGGCTCGGTATCACGACGTCTGGTAACTCGTAAGTCACCCGCCTGTGTAGTGATAGAAAAGCCACCCTTGCTATTGCTGCGCAATTTGCCATATTCAGCAAGTTTTAACGCCTGTGTTTCCATACGCTCGTGGCACAGCTGCTTTAATTCTTTAAGCTTTTCATGTGCTGCGACCACCTCGGTCATGATTGCTTTAATGGTGGTGTCTCGGCCAGCTATGTAAGCCTGCTCTTCACGTTTTGCTGCGGCAGCTCTTGCCGCTTTACGCGCTTTTAATTCGCGTTCTAATTGCTCATCTGTTAATTCAATTGTATTCATCGTTTAAAAAGGGTTAAGGGTTTAAAAAAATTTTCTTTATTGCAGTAATAGATCAAACTTCTATCGTTGTCATACCTCATTTCTGGCACTTCCCAGCCGCTTTTTTTGATCTTGTAATGATCTTTTAGCAGTTTATTCACAAGGTGATCTGGCAGCGGTGCCTGTCCTGCAAGGTATTGATGTATCGCAATGCGTTTACCTGGGCTGTATTCGCTTTCGCGAAAGCGGTCATAGCACAATACCCGTCTAATTTCTAAGGCTGTTAAGGTCATGAGGTTGAATGATATTAATTATTGTTGTTTTTCTGGCTACATTGATCAATGGCACACTGTAGTAGTAATAGATTTTCATAGTGTGTTTTTTCCAAAGCTCTACCATAGCCTGTGAGTTTTTGAGTTCTAAATACGGTAGTGCATCTTCCATAAACTCCTGCTCTAGGCCGTTGATGTTGAAGAGGAACCATTTATACATTTTAGCATTTGCCAAAAGCTGTTGCAAATCGTAATCATTTTGCGACATTTTTGCGCACCATTTTAAATAAGTTTCAAAGAGTAGATCGTTGTACTCTTCTATGGTGATGTGTAGGTAATCTATAATTTTCATAATACGTTGTAATAGTTGTTATATCCTTCTTGCCATATAATGTATGGCTCTGTTATCTTTCCCCTTGCGAGGCGTGATTTTGCTGTTGCTAGGTATCCCTTTACAAAGATTTTGACGTCGCTATCGTATCTTATCGCATCGGCTACATCGCCTTTAGGCTCTCGGCCTTTGGCATGGCTTATCCAAATGATGAGCTTGTCTTTGTGTTTGTTTTTAAAGTCAAAGTACTCACGCTTTGTGATAAACATGTATTGCACACTATCGATAAACACAATCTTTGCAGCCCGAGGGCGAGATAAGCGCTGGTCCAGCTCTTGAAAGGTCATAGGCTCGAGCAGCTTAAAGAAGCCGCGCCTACACTCGTGCATGCGGTTGTGTGCGACAGCCTCTTGCATGGACTTTGAGAACCCCTCTTCACTAGAAAGGTATTCTACCTTGTGATGGTTAGAGAGCTCTTTAGCCAACTGCATGGAGAAGGTTGTTTTACCCTCTCCAGACCCGCCCCAGATAATCCAAGAGGCACCAAGCGACGGCTTGCCGACAAGGCTCTCGAACTGGGAAGCAACAGGAATTTCAATGAACTTTTTAAATTGCAGCTCGGTAGCTGACAATGCTCTCTTAACTCTCGCCATGCTAGTCTTCTATAAGCTGGCGTTGTTTTGCACTGCGCTGCAGGCGCAACTTGATCTCTACATCGCGCTTGACACGTCGCAAATCGTTCTCGCAGTTGTGATAGATGTAATGCACGTCGTCTTCATTATTCACGCCATTTGCTAGGCAAATAGCTTGCACATCGGCATAACTTATAGGGTCTAGCTTTATGAACTTGCGACCGATGCGGCTGTAGATCTCGGCATAGCCTATCTTATCGTAGTTGACACCTTTAAGCAATCGCTTTTCTAAAGCCTTAACACCGCTCAACACAAAGCCACAATGTCCATTAAGGTCGTTGTAGAAGTCCATGAACAAGTCTACCTGCGGGTCCTTAAGCTTATCAAACTGATCAATGATCACTAGGGGGTTTGTGAGGCCCTTAAGGTGTGATATAAACTTGTCGATAAGCTGCTCTGTAGTACCTATCGCCTCTATACCCGCAGCACCTAGCAAATTGCGCATGTATGTTTTTTTAGTCCAAGAGTTTTTGCACTCTATGTAAATAACATTGGTGCCTTGGCGGTCATAAGCCTTAAACGACTCTGATTTCCCCAGCCCTGGATTGTCGCTGATACAAATGGTGATGCTTTGCTCTTGCGCATTGATCAGTAAGTTGTGCAGTAGTTGAAAGTTGGCAGTGTCTACTGTATTCCAGTTAGGGTCGATACCTAGGGACACCTTAACGCGGGACCACATCTCGTCTGAGATAAGCTCCCAGTTGCCGTTGATCATTTGTGAGATTGTTGCCGTAGATACGTTACAAGCTACTGCTAGGCGTTTCTGGCTTTTGCGCTTGCCCATGCGGGCGAGCTCTTGCGCTATACTTGTTTTGTTTTTTGCATTCATTTGTTGTAGTTTTTAAAGGATTAATTACATTCTAAGCAAGAAGGAGTCGGCCTCGGCCACGGAGCGTTGTTGCTTAGGCAACGTACCGCCGAATTTTATCTCGAGTTCCTGATCGTCTATTAATTTATCTGGCGTGATGCCTGTGCGCACTTCTCGTGCAGCGATGTCTTTGCGTATGCGCTGCTCCTCGATGTCGCGCACCTTGCGCATGCGTTGTGCGAGCTGGTGATCTTCTGGCGTCATAAGCACAGGCACCTGTTTGAGCTTTTTAACAGGTTGTGCGTCTGCTATAAACTTGCGGTCACCGTCGGGCATCTCCATTTCTAATCGCACGAAGTTGTCCAGCTGGTCGGGGTCGTACTTGATGTAAAACTTGCTCTCGGTGTACTTATCGCGGAAGTCTAGGTCAGGCATGCCATTCTCATCATACACCTCGAAGTGGTATTGCACCTTGTCAATGACTGGCTTGATGCCGTCGCGCTCGTAGCGGCGTGTATCTTTAGTGCTTACCCAGAATAGTTCTACAGTTTCAAACATGTTTAACGGCTCGTTGACAATCGCCTCGCGGTTGTAAATGGCGTTGCGTGTTTCTTTATAATGCGGGTGGCGCATCGTGTTCCACTTTTGCACCTCTAGTTTAAAAGCCTCTATAAGCTGGTCGATGTTCATCAATCGGTGCTTGTTTGCCATGATAAAGTCAGTGTTCATCTTACTGTCTAGCGTTTTACTAGAAGCGATTCCTTGACCATCGCTAAACCATTTAGTGTTTAACACCTGCTGCTGGAAGCGTTTAAAAAGCTGCTCTGCAGGTGAGCCGTGTTGCTGTGCGCGGTGCTTGTAATGCGTGCCGCCATTGCGTGCCACTAGATTGCTATATAAATGCTGCATGGTGCCGGTGATGTGACCACCCTGCCCGTCGTAGTTGATTAAGTAAGGGCGTGATTGCGCCTCGTTTGCTGCCATTTTAAGCGCCTTAAAGTGATGCTTATAGCTCTCGTGATCAGTACCGATATAGTAGCCCAGGATCTTCTCGCTGTACACATCGAAAACCACGTCAATCTTAAGGTCTGCGCCCATGCCCTGGGCATTGTCTTTAAGGTGGATCCAGTCGAGCTTTGTCCCGTCAATTGCCCAGTGGCAGTTAGGGAACATGTCGCTGCGGTCGCGGGTAATTTTGTGGCCATAGATTCGGCGGTACTCCTCGGCACCATGACGTGCAAGGAACCATTTTTTGCGCTGTGCTGGTTTCTCGAGCCACTTAGCAACGGCGCTCTCTGATAGGGTAGGCCAGTTGCGGGACTCGCGCACCTTCATGTACTCGTTGTGCAGGACCGGTACAACAGGCTTATTGGGCAGGCTGTAGTAGCCCAGTAGCCAGTCTGCCACCTCACCGGTGATCTTAATGTTATTAGAAGCTGTTCCGATGTTGCTGTGAATGAGCGAGGCGTAGCCGTCAGCTTTAAACTTGTTCAACTTGCGATCCATGGCGCGGTAGTTAGTAGGCAAGTTGTGCGGGTACTTTGGAGCGCCGTTTTGGTTTTTGACCGTTTTGAGGTCTTTGATAATGGCGACTATTTTTTCTTTGGCAGCGGTAATCTTGATGCCTGTGCCGAGCATTTTCTTTTTGTTGAGCTTGGTACAAAGCTGATCGTATAGGTTTAGAACGATAGCCTCTGCGTAGTACTGGGCTATTTTGTTGTTGGGTAGTGCCGATCTATCGGCAAGCTTGTAGCGCTCGTAGAATAGCGCTGCCTCTGGGTCGGGTTGTAATTGATTTAGGAATGTTTGCAGGTCGTCTTGGTTATACGGATCGCCGAATGCTTTGCGTATGATCGCTTTGAACTCTGCAGGCACCGATTGCCAGTCAATGAGACCGCAGCGGCCGTTGCCAGCCGTACGAAGGCGACGCAGCTTATTGCGCTGCACCCATTTTTTAAACGCCCCATAAGACAAGATATCTAGGTGCTCATAGAACACGCTCTGGTCGACGCACATTGTATTTTGGAAAGCGTAGTACATTATAGGTTCTTTAAGTTATTCTGTAAGCTTTTTTTGTTTTTGTCTATCATCTCATAAACAGCTGCCTCTATGAAGATGTTCGTATAGCTATCGTCATTAAACCATCGCCAAAGGGTGTTTAAACCAACAGAAGCAGTTTTAGCGATACGTCCTAAATCACCATGCTTTAGGTGTGATTTAAGATGTTTTCTATCATTTGTTTGGTTTTCAGCCGTTTGTTTAATATGTGTTTGCATATCTTTGGAGTGTTTTAGTACGTTTTCAAAACTTTTGGTAAATTTATAACAATCGTTTGGTTTATACCAAACTTTTGTTTGAAAAACTTTTCACTATGGAAGATATTGCAACAAGAATAAAGTCCGTAATGGACTCTTTAGAGCTTACTGTTACTGACTTTTCGAAAAAAATAGGAGTTTCTTGGACTGCTGTAAATAATTACACAAAAGGTAGGATTCCTGATGGCAGAACATTGTCTGCAATCAAACAAAAGTTTGATGTGAACATAAATTGGCTACTTACCGGAGATGGATCTATGTTTATAGAAAAGCAACATTTGCAAACCACTAATGCTTTTTTTGAGCCCTTGCCTATTTATGCACAGTTACCTAAAGTAATTGTTGCAGATGCGGAAGGCAACGAGAATGTGATTATGGTCCCTCACTATGCACAGGCAGGGTACCTGGACGGTTATGGCGACACCTCGTTCTTAGAGCAGCTACCAACTTACCGGTTGCCTAAACTTAGTAATGGTACCTTTAGGATGTTTGAAGTAAAAGGCCACAGCATGACACCTACCTTGCATGACGGCTCTATTGCTGTAGGGGAATGGTGTGAAAGCTTTAATGACATTACTGATGATAGCATCTATATTGTCGTTACTCGGGAAGACGGAATTGTCATTAAAAGAGTTTTGAACCGGGTTGAGAAGTATGGAAACCTTTTTCTAAAGTCAGACAATAGAAAGGAATACCCATCTTACACGGTAAAGCCTGAGGATGTACTGGAACTATGGAAGCTTAAAACTGCTTTTCTATTTAACTTTTCAAATCCTGCAGATATGTATGATCGTGTTACTGATCTAGAGGCAGAAGTGGTGCAAATTAAAAGTCTTTTAAACAAATAG